TCAGAAGGTTCTCCAGACGCTTCAGCCGCGCATGGATGGCTTCGTAGCGCACCGCGCAGACATCAATGTGAGAGGTCACAGTCACCTCAAGGTCTTGTACCGTGGTCACGGCTCCCCGTCCTTCGGCACCTGCGGCTCTGCCTGCTCCTTGATTTTGACTACAAGGGGCCACGCACCCGATGAGGTGGGCAACTGCCCAAGCACTTGCAGGATGGCGTTGACCTCTTCGGTCGTGAGCGTGAGGTTAATCACGGCGCAGCCCACGGCAGCGGCGGCGAGACGACCGGCGGGTTCTTCTGGGCCTCAATCTGGCCCTCCACCGCAGCCTCTGTAGCGTCCTTGTCCACGCCGTTATCCCATATCCAGCCAAGTACCTGCGCTTGCGTGAGGTCAGCGTAGGGGGTGAAGGCACCCTCGACTACGGCAAACGAGGTGGTCGAGTAGACCTGCCCCGTGTAGTCGCCATCCACGCCCGTGCATTGCCAGTGAGCCGTGACTACATAGTCAGCGCCTTCAGCAGACTGCGGGAGGCAGTCCAGTTGCGAGATGTTCCAAGTGATAGTGGTCATTTATTTGCTCTCCAATGCGGCGAACTTCGCCTCAAGTTGTTCGATACGGGTCATGGCTTCTTGCAGGGCTTTGATGGCAGCGTGGTACATATCCGTTGTGTAGATTGTCTTAAGCGGCACACCGTCTTCTGGCGTATCGCCAAACCCATCAACATCTACAAACTCCGGCGCGACAGACTCTACTTGCTGCGCGATAACGCCGATGTTGTTGTCCTCGTGCGTCTGGTCTTTGTACTTGAACGAGACGATTTCGATTGCCTTGAACTTGTCCCAGTACGAGCCGAGCGGCTTGATGTCGGTCTTGACGCGCTCGTCCGAGAGGTTGGCGTCGTTCGCTTGGTAGTTCGCCAAGCCGCCGTTGGAGCGCAGCGCGAACCGCTCGGCGGTGCTGTCGCTGCCCGCCATGAACTTGGAGGTGGCGTTGTTGGGCGACTGCCCGGTGAACAGCACGAGGTTGCCAAAGATGTTCCCGCTCGTCGCGGTGTTGACCGTCTCCAACAGCCAGTTAGTGGTCATGTTCTTGGTGATGGAGACCAACTCGCCTGCACGAGCGGCGGTCGTGCCGATGAGCAGGCTGCCCGACGCATCCAGCGTCATCGCCTGCGTGAACGAGATGGTGTTGCCTGCGGTGCCGGAGGCTGCGATGTTCCATTTGTGTTCGCCAGACTGCTGCTGATAACGCGCAGCGGCGGCGGTTGCGCCGTACTTCCAGCCAGCGTTGAAGTATGCGTTCTGCGTGACATTGATTTCGTTACTCAACGCCCACAGAGCGTGACCTGCGGCGGTTGTCTCGTATGCCTTGCCGGAACTCCACGCACTCGGCGTTACCCCGAGGCCGAGGGAGCCGGAGGAGTCGATGGTTACTGCATCCGTCGCCGCTGCGCCGCTGCTAATTGCAAAGTTTGCGGAGTTGTTACCGGATAAACCAACCTTCCACGCTGGAGTGGTATTGGTAGAAGTTGCAAAGCAAACGCTAGGCGCTTGGTTGCCGTTAATCAAAATGCCTTGATAGGTCGTGGCTGTGCTGATGTGCAGCCTTTGCCCCGGACTCGCCGTGCCGATGCCGAGGTTGCCGGAGGAGTCTATAGTTGCTTTGACACTATTGGCAATGTCAAAGTCAATCGTACTTCCAACAAGTCGGATTGCTCTATATGCAGAGCCAGTACGGTCATACGATTGCAAAAACGAATATGAACTTCCTGTGTTGTATCCAACTTCAAGCCCTGCGCCACTCGCAAGATTGCTTGCGCCTTGAAACACAGCGCCTGTCGTAGTTCTTGCAAAACCAGTCACATCCAACTTCGCAGCCGGACTCGCCGTGCCGATGCCGAGGCCCGTCGAGGTGAGGCGCATCTGCTCGGATGCGCCTGCGTTGAAAGTAATGGGCTGACCGGATGCAGTGTAAATATCAACGGGGCCAGCGTTTGACTGAATACGAAGCGGGTCTGTAGCCGCAGTTCCAGTGTTGTAAAAAAAGCCAATAGCACTTCCACGCTCCACGCGAATTTGAGTTTTATCGCCAGCAACGGTTAACAGCGCATTGGTATTGAGAACGCCGACACCCAAATTCGTCCCATCAAACACCAACGCCGACCCACTCGTCGCCACCTTGCTGCCGTTCAAGTACAACACGCCGTTGGCGGTGCCGCCGGAGAGGGTCAGGTTGCTGCTAACGGTAACCGAAGCAACAGAGACATTGGTAATGCTAAGGCTGCTGATCGTGAGACTGGTCAGCGCAAGATTGGTGATGCTGGCAGAGGTCGCTGACAAGTGCGTCAGGGTGGCGGAACCTGCGCGAAGCACAGTGGCTGAAGCATCCGACGAGACAAGGTTCGTGATGGATCCAGAGGTCGCAATCAGGTTGGTGATCGTGGCGCTGGAAGCGGTCAGGTTCGTGACAGAGAAACTGTTGGTTCCGAAGTCAGCGATGTAGTTCAAACCGTTGACGATATCCGTGCCGTTTGAGACAAGCACCATCTTCTTGCCAGTCGGTACCGATACACCCGTCTGACCCGACACCTTCACCGTTACAGCGCCGGTCGAGTTGTTGAAGATGAAGTAGAGTTTCTTATTGGCAGGGACGATCAGGTTGGTGTTGGTACCACCCGTACCGGTCAACTCGATGTACATGTTCCGGGCAACGCCGGTCGAACCATTTGGGATGGTGATCGTCGTGTCAGTGCCAGTTGCAACCGCCTGAGTCACATAGCCAGAGATGGCCTGCTCGATAAGAGTACCGAGGTTGGAATTGGTGGTCGTACCCCAAGTACCGGCTTGGTCGCCAGTACCGATGAGTTCGATAGCAAGGTTGGTGCTGAATGTACTAGCCATGTTTAAACTCCTAATTCACCGTGGGGATGTTAGCCCAAGTCGTTGTTTGCGAGTCATCGACATCGGACCATCCCGGTGTCTGGTCGTCGTTTAAATTCTGCCAGTTTGCGGTCTGGTCGTCATCAACTGGATTCCAGAGATACGCCCCTGAGGTGATATCCGAGACGGTTATGGACTCAGACACATCCGCTTCGAAGGTCACCCCGCCTGAGGCGATATCAACCGCACTCAGGATCTCGTTGATCATGGCCTTGAAGTCAACCAATCCCGCATCTATGTCAGACGCAGAGGCTGTCTCAGAGACGCTGCTGCCAAGGGCGACCAAGGACGAGGGGTCATCAGAAGCCGTCACAGACTCGTTTATGACCACCGGGAATGAGAACACTGAGTAAGACTCGTCTTGCCCGGTCGCCGTCTCAGATGCCTGTGAGTTGAAGTTCTGACCTGCCAGAACCGCATCAGAGGCCACCGCCGACTCATCCACCATGGTCTTGTAATCAGGGGTGGATAGGACCGCGTCAGAGGCTATTGCAGCCTCGCTGACCATAGCCTTGAAGTCGGCATTAGCCAGTACAGAGTCCGCCCCTGTAGCCGTCTCAGAGACGCTGGAGCCTAGACTGTAGATAGACGAGACGGTGTCTGAGGCAACAGAGGATTCCGTGACCGGCGCATTGAACTGCGTTCCGGCACCGGTATTGGCATCGTTGGCGACAGCAGTGTCTTCAGAGGAACGGTCATAGACCGACATCCCCCAACCTGCTTGACCCCAAGTGCCTGATCCCCAGCCGCCCTCAGCCACAGACTACGCCTTGACGAGTTCGTCTTCCGGAAACCAACGGGACTGGTTCTGACCGTTCACATCGACCCAAGAGACAAGGCACATGATCACACCGTCTTCGGTCATCATGAACTTCTCTACCGGGCCTTCGGGAACAACCACTACCAACTTGACCTTCTCGCCCTTTGCAAACTTAGCCATGTTTAAACTCCTTATGCAGCGTCGAGGCTGAAGGTGTAGGTGACAGACAGGACATCGCCGTTTTGGACTGTGCGATCTCCGGGGGCTGCGAAGTCAGAGGCAGAGAACAAGGTTCCGGACGAACCGCCTTTGCCGTCTCCAGTGGTCAGGAACGCACCACCGACATTGGCAGAGGCGTTGATCAGAAACTGTCCCGGAGAGGCAGAGTTCGCGATGACCGAAGGGTCTGCCGTGGTGGCAGCGCCGAAGGTCGCAGCAGGACGGGTCGCGTTGCTGTAAGCCGTCACCTCAGTCCAACCGGCATGGCTTGCCATGGTGTCGGTCGAGGACGGGTTGTTCGAAGAGGCAGGCCCGTAGATACCAAGATACCACGCAGCGGTGTACCCGGAACCCTTGAAGTACTTGGTGTTCATGTCGGCAAGACCGACATTGACCACGAGGTTGTGGGACTTCTGCTCCCACTTCAGGTTGCCTTCCTTGTCACGGCAACGGACCGTGAAGATGCCGCCTCCCTTGAGACGGGCGTTTGCACCGCCGCCCTTTGCGACATCGGCACCGACATTGTCAAAGGACTTGGCCTTGTTGATGAACATGTGATTCTCCTAATTGAAACGCAGTAGTGCCGAGGTGTAGGTGTTGGTGGGCATCTGCACAGTGAATGTATTGGTTGCTGTTTTGTCGTTTCCGAAACTGATTACAGCGATGGAACGGTTCGCTTTGCTGAAGTTGTAGATCAATCCACCAGCAGAGGTGAAACTCGCCGGGTTCCACGCAGCGTTGTTGAAATTGACATACACGACACCGTTGGAGTTGTTGATGGTGACTCCCGTCAGCACCACACCTCCTGCGCTGTAACCCGATCCGACCACCTCGTTGGTGGTGCTGTATACCGTTGTGTCCTCGTTCAGAGTCGCAATGCTGGTATAGAGCGCGAACTTGATGGTGTCCGTCTGTAGGTCGTGGATACCCTTGAGCAACTCCTCGCGGAAACTGACGGTCTGTGTCTGAAAGATCATGTGACCGGAATCCTATTGAGGCCAGACCGGAAGGCATCACGACGATCCTTACCTTCGCCAAGGAGTTTCAGGAGACCCAACGATTCCTGATACTTCTGTTCGTAGTAGGTGATGATGTCCTGTTCACCCTTCATGTAGAGGTAAGCCTCTCTCAGGGTTCCGTACAGAAGGACGGTTTCGAAGTTGTCACCCAGCCACGAGGTGGTAGCGGTGACGATGGACTCCGGATAGTAGTAGTAATGCAGTTCGACCTGATAGTTGCTGTCCGGGGTGGGACCAAGGATCAGCGTGTTCTTGTCGAAGATGGCGTAGTACTTGGGGACTCCGCTGTCATCGGGGTCCGGGTAACACTCACGGATGAAGTTCACATCCTTATCGATCAGGAACGACTGAGCGTTCGTGGTAGGGGTGATGACTGCCAACGAGAAGTTCGCCAACCAATCTCCGGGGAGGGTCAGGTACTTGTTGTTGGGGGTAAGGGTGCCGATCTGATTCTTGCGGATGGCAGGTATGAAGACCGCGTTGTAGATACGCTCTTCCGCCAACTGCACGAAGACAGGGATGTTCGCAACGAACGAAGTTTCCTCGTTCTGCGTGTACTGTTTAACCAGATCTACGAGTTGCGTGTAGTTCATGTCACAGCCACCGTGACGGTTCCGACGAACCCGGTCGAGATGAGATCATTGGGTGTGAGGTCTGTGTCATACGCCTGCGCCCCTCCAATGGGGTTGAAGCCCCACTGGATCATCCGGCTACCGTTCGCGCCTTGGTTGCCGGGGGCAAAGAAGGTGTTGTCAGGACGGGCATTACGCAGCGCCTGAGGGTCATCCATGGGGACACGACCCAACTGCAACTGGGGATGATCAACATCCATGCATTCGAAGCAGACCCGGATGCCAATCGGCAACAGGTTCTCATACTGCTGATTCAGGTCATGCAGTTCATACCGCTGTCCGCAGCGGTCGCAGAACCCGAATGCGTTCTTGCCTGATGAGAACGGCTTGCCCATTTAAACATTCCTACCAATGTACCCGTTCATGGGGACAAACCGTACAGAAGCCTTTTCCCGGTCTTCGCCTGCCGCCAAGTCCCACTGAACCTCATATTCCTGCTTGAGGAACGACAGCCTGTCAGCCGCATCAGGTCTCTTCATGGCGACATAGTAGGCAAGCCCAGCCACAAGGCAGGGGAGGAATCGCGCAGGGATGTCGATGGTATTGGCACCACCGGTTCCGACATCCTGAATCCGGCGCATCTTCCAGTACACGAGGGTGTAGGTCTGGGTGTTATCTGGAACAGGCCACAGATACACCACTGGCGCGGCTCTCTGACGGTCTATGTAGATCTGTAGCGGCATGCCCTGAGTGAGTTTGTTGCTCAACTGGGCATAGTCCGATACTGAGATACGGGACAGGGTGTAGTCCGTCTGACCAGAGGTGCTGCCTGCATCTGTACGCAATTGATGCTCGATGAGATCAATGGTGTCAGCAGGCATGGTGTAGGTGAAGGTTCCGGGTGTCAGTACCTGCGAACCTTGTTCCACCGTCCAGAGGTTGATGCCCCGGTTTGCCCATTCAAGCGCCATGAAGTTCATGGAGCGACGGGCAGTCTGAAGGTCATAGCCGGTACGCAACTCCAAACCAGCCCGTTCGAAAGCCTCTTCTACGAGTTCCCGAAACTCAGGGTTGAAAACTGCGGTACCGCTGGTAGGCATTAGACCATCCGACCCTTGGTCTTGCCGCGAATCTCACAGCCGCCGCCACGGACAGATCCGCCCATGGAACTTCCTGAGACCCGTCCACCAGAGCGCATACCGTCAACTTCACGAGCCTCCCGTGCGGCTCTCATCATGGCGGTTTTCTGCTGGTTTTCTGTCATGGCATCGACTCGCCTGCCAATATCGTATCGGCGTTTGGCAACTTGAAGGCCGCGCCCAACCATTCCCAAAGCACGAGCCGCAGGAGGAACAGCCAAACCAAGCGCAACACCCTTCAATGCTTCACGATCTTCAGGAGACATCGCATCAGATTCTTTCACCTGATCACGAAATCCTGTAGCACGGTCGCTAGGAAGCGAACTACGCTTTCTATCGAGAGGGCGACGAGGACTGTTTCGCTGCGTAGGACCGCCTTCCGTCACATTGTCATCCGGGGATGGAAGGTTTTCTCGCGGTGCGAGATCATCCATCAGGTTGACCTTATCCTTTTCCTTAGACACAACCTTGGATTTCGATCTGCTTTGATCCTTTGGCTTGTCTTTTGTATCAACCTTCAAGCCGGGTTGAAAGTCTTGTCTGTCGGTCTGCATTCCGGGTTGTGGGTCTTCCTCGTACCCAAGACGACCACCATCAGAAAATCGTTGCATACGACGACCAGACTTATATTTAGACGCGTATTTCATACAACGCGACCCTTGGTCTTGCCTTTGATAGCGCATCCATCACGGCTATCACGGGTCATGCCGCCCTTGGCGTAAGTCATGCCGCCACCCATCATCTTGCCCTTGCCATCAGCCGCGAAGAACGGAACCTTGGAACCATTCTTATCGACCATCTTCAGGCTACCGCCTGCGGCGTAACCCATCATTCCACCTTTCTTCATGTCCTCTTCTTTCATCATGTATTCCATGTCATCGTCATCGCGCTTCTTACCCGCGCCGATTGCAACAATCATCATCGGTCCTTTGCCTTTCATGCTCGTGTCCTCCCGCGCATAGCGCAGCCATCAATGCTTCCGCCCATTGCCTTTCTCTCAGGCTTGCTCATGCCAGCCTCAGAAAGGGCGATAGCCACAGCCTGTTTCGGGTTCCGGACAACCGGACCCTTCTTGCCAGAATGCAGTGTTCCCTCTTTGAACTCCCGCATCACCTTCTTGACCTTGCCAAGACCGCCCGGTTTGGAAACCTGCTGGCTCATATTGGCGCGTGACATTGCCATCTCATTTACCTCGCTGCCGGAACGGCCTTACTTTTTCTGCAACGGCTTTCGGTTGCGCGACGAACTGCTTGCCTTGGGCTTTACCCTTACGCTTGGCGGCGGTGGTACGGGCATATTCCGAAGGCGAGAGAGCCTTGATCGCAGCCTCTGGTAGATATCTTTCACCAGTTTCACTACTCGGTTTTCCACTCTTCGTCCTCCATTTCTGCTCAGTCCAAGCCTTCAATGAACGCTGTGTCGCTTTCATCTGATCGGCCCACCTACGATCCAAGCATCGCAAGTACGCGCACCGGCACACTTGAAATGGAAGAGTTCGCAGTACCCCAAATTGCTTGCCTCGATGACATCCATCGAGTAATCCTTATGAGGCTTGTCACCGGCTTCCATTCCCTTGGAGATGCAATCCAGCATCTGCTTGGTCTGGATGAATGCCGCGCAGTTCCCACAACGGGACTTCTGAGCCTCATCGACATCCACCGCCCACATCTTCGCCTTGGCCTTCCAGAACTTATCTGAAGGCTCATCAGGATTCAGTGGGCCGTAGCCGTATTCCTTGATGGCGTGGTTGCGATTCTTCAGGTTGACATGGACATCCATCGTCGCCACAGGGCAAGACTTTCCCTTGCCATTCTTGTAGGACTGTTTGATGGCCTGTCCAATCGCATCCTTTTTGACCCGCATAGCCATCAGTTCTTGTAGCCGCCTCCGGCTTCCTTGTACTTCTTGGCAAGCAACTGCGCCTTACGAGCGGACCACTGACCTGATGCTGTGCCTTGGACTGCGGAACCCTTGATCTGGTTAAACAGTCGCTTACGCATCTCAGGTTTGGTGTAGTTCCCGGCTGCGTTTACCTTGCTTTTTGCCTTTGCCATGTTACGCGACCTGTGAGTATTCATCCCACTCTGGAGAGTCGGATGAAGCAAGCAAATACATACGAGCAAATTCTAAAAGTTCAGGGTCATCCCTAAAATGACCAAGCCCCCTATTGCAATGGTTGCAAAGGAGGCCACGAATTTCCCCAGTCTTATGATCATGATCTACTACCAAAGGGCCGCTGTCTCCACAAATGACGCACTCTTTGGTTTCGGACTTAATTTGAAGCAGGTCATGATCAGAAATTACATCCCTGAACTTACCTCTATTTATTCCGTTTCGATAAGAAGAACGACATGCCCGACACCAACTGTCAAAACCATTCCGCTTTTTGTTATGCGGAGGGAAAAACTCCGGCGTTGCCGGTTTCATATCTCTGCATCTAGTGCAGTTCAGCAGTTCCATGCTTTCAACGACAACGCTTTGCGCGTTGGTCGCCCCTTCTCATCTTTCATTGGACCCGGCATTCCAGACATTCTCGCGCAAAATGACTTACGCCTAGCCGCATCCTTCTTGGTTTTTGGATTCGGCGCAGGCGGCTTCAGACCCGGCTTGCCGGGGTTGGCTTTGTTGTAAGAAGCCCTGCCCTTGGCATTAAGTCCGCCAGATGGGTCTTTGCCTTCTTTCCTTTGCCATGCTGGGCTTTTCGCCATAAATCACCCGCAGAGAACTGTGACCTTGGAGACCTGATCCAGCGTCATGACTGCAAAGTCATTGTTCCCACTCTTCGTGGTCAAGATTCCTTCAGGGGGAACCATGGCATCATTTGCAGTGCTGTCGGCTGGCGTAAACAACTTCAGCAGCGTGGTGTTATTGGGCTGCGCGGTGAAGGTAATGCTACCTCCAACCGACGAGGCCACATAGATCACTTGCTTGATGCGGGTACGGGGGAACGCAAGGTCACCACCGTAACCGATCTTGATGCCACCAGTCGAAGCCGCGCTGATGCTGATGCTGTTGACGCGGGTGTAGTAGTTGGTCGAATAGACCACGGTCGCGCTTGGACCTGTAATGGTCTCAGTCACGATGCCGTTGTAACCCGTAGCGCCAACCTTGACACCGGTAACGGTGAAGGTCTTGTTGGCATCCGCGCCATTGGAGGTGATGGAAACCTTGTAGCCAGTTCCGTACTGACCTACATCATTCGCCAGAAGAGCGATGTTCCCAGACGCAGCAATGGTCGCAGAGGAGCGGAAATAGTCATCGTCGCTGGTCGGGTTAACCGCCCAGACATCGTACTGTGCCATAGAGAATCCTCCGCTTTAAAATTAAACGGTGACGCTCTTGTACAGGGCGATATACGCGGTGGTCGCTCCGACCAGAACCTGAATGTAACCCTGCTGGGCCGACACTGCGCCCGAAGCCGCGTTGACCACCACACCAATCTTGGTGCTGCCAACCGTCAGGGAGGTGCAGAGAAGGTTCGTGATCGTGCCGGAAGCAGCGGTCAAAACGGTGGCAGAGACATTGCCAACCACTGCGCCGATGAAACCATTGTC